AGCCAAGATATGTTTGATCCAGATGATAAAATTAGTGGTGGTCAAGGATTTGTTTACGCAAGTTCGATTGTTGTTGCAATGAAGAAGCTAAAACTTAAAGTTGACGCAGATGGTAACAAGGTCACTGATGTATTGGGTATTCGTTCTGCTTGTAAGATTATGAAAACTCGGTATGCTAAACCTTTCGAATCAGTACAAGTTGAAATTCCATATTCAACAGGTATGAGTCCTACGTCCGGGTTGGTCGATATGTTCGAGAAAATGGGTGTGTTATCTAAGGTTGGGAATAAATTAGCATACACTAGTAAAGAAACTGGTGAGATTGTTGCAGAATTCCGAAAAAATTGGACCGAAGAAAAACTACACGTTATTATGAACGAGTGGGATACCTCGGCCGTGGAATCTTTAACAAAATTAGATATTTCTGAAGAGGACGCATAATGGACGAAAGTTTAATCATGGAGATTTGGGACACATTTCGAGAGTATGTTCCCGAAAAAAATAAAGAGATGGCAGCAAATCAGTACGTTGATTGGTTGTTAGGCAAGGACATCAAGACCGAAGACCTAGAAGGGTGGATGGGATTTGATCCTCACCTTGACGATGCAATCAAAGCGGTGTTAGACGAACACGCTGAGTTTGAAGATGCTGATGAAGATTATGGGACTGATGAAGATGAGGACTATTAATGTCTCATTGGTACTCAAAAATCAGCAAGGATATCGCGCATCTTCCTGCATGTATTGATTACTTTTACGTTGAACTAGATCAGGCAAGAACAGAAGTAAAAATCTATGGTAACATAGAAAAATCTAGCTCTGTTCTTCCTGGTATAGTTGAACAACGATTTAATCAATTGCAAGAAATTGAAGGTATACTTGAGTACCTGAATATCGAGCTTCGGAGACTCCGATCAAAGACATTTAGAAAATATTTAGAAAACTATCAAAGAGCATTGAGCTCTAGAGACGTTGAGAAATATGTCGAAGGAGAACCGGATATTGTTGATATGGAAAAAATTATCAATGAATTTGCTCTACTGCGTAATCAATGGTTAGGGATTATCAAAGGACTTGACATTAAACAGTGGCAGTTAAGCAATATTATCAAATTGCGTACTGCCGGTATGGAAGATGCTTCAATCTAATATGTTATGTTTATAGAAGATTTAATTAATAGATTAGCAGGGGATGGTGCATATTTGTTTGTTGTACAGGCCATTCCGGTTTTTTCAATGGACGAGTCAATTGTAAACAGTTTGTCAAATCAAATTGTTATGGGAAACGGATTTACAGAAAAACAATCCTACCTAGCTCTAAAATTGGTAAAGAAATACTCAAGACAATTGAGCATTGCACTCAATAAAGAGGTGTCTCCGTTTATAGACTCACCTCAATACAAATTACCAATACGAGTTATCAACCAGGCCAAGTCAATTACTATAAAAAAAGCCACCGGTTCAAATAAAAAAATTGTTTCTATTAATTTTCCTTATAACGAACTAATGATTGCTAATATCAAAGGATACAAGAAATTATTATCTCATAAATCTCACGTCGGTAGCACGATTAACTGGAATATAGACACTAAATCTTGGGATTTTGATTTAAGGGAAGAACATGTCTTATGGATTAACGGCAACATTGTTGATGATTCGTTTGTAGTCGATGAAATATTTGAAGATATAGTTAATCAAATAGATTTGGTACAAAATAATATTGAAAATTATGTACCTATGGTAGTTTTTGAAGAAAATAGATTCAAGTTTATCAATGTTCCTTCGATAGTACCGCAACCTACTAGTCTTGATGTGGTAGATGTGTTAGTCACTGCAAGAAAATATGGTATTACCGTATGGTCAGAAATAATTGATCATGTTTTAGGAAAAATTGAACTCAATCCTTTCCTATTAAAATTCTTAACTTCACCAAATCTCACAAGTTTGCCTGAAGATAGAGAAAAATTGACAATGTCTGATATTACTAGTATATTAGAATGTTCGTTACCTTGCCTGGTGGTCATTCCTGGTGGTTCAGAATTAAAACATTTAGAGCTATGTTACACACTTTTCCAAAAATATGGAATTTCTCCTGAAGAGATGACCGTACTGTTTAGGCTAGAAGGTGAAACTGGAAAAAATACCAATTCTTTCATCAAAGAAAATAAACTTAACAACCTAATTTCGGAAAAAATCAAAATCGTGTTTATCAGTGGAAAGGTTCCTAAACCATTGGTTGAGTCAAAAACGAATTTTTCAACAATTTTGAATTTTGGTATTTCCGGCGTTCACTATACTTTGACAAATTACCTAAAAAATCACCATTTTGTGATAAACTATACATTGAAGGAATCAGATTTTGCCAACGTGTAAAGTTATCATCAAAGATGAAGTAAACATTAAGATTGAAGGCCTTGATTTAGAAACAAGAAAATACCTAGTTAAGAAATTCAAGTATGAAGACCCCACAGCAAGGTATCGTCCTAGTTATAAATTAGGTAGATGGGATGGTTCAATTCCATTTTTTGGTCTCGGCGGAACAACATACTTGTCGATGCTCGAAGATGTACTGGTCCAACTTGAAAATAAAAATTATCATATAGAAGTTGAAGATCACCGTACCAGTCCTAACCTGGAATTTTCTGAGATTTTTGAGGATTTTTGGGGTGAAAAATGCTGGCCTAAAGGTCATAGGTTTGAAGGACATCCAATTCGATTAAGAGACGATCAGGTTAATGTTGTTAACAATTTTTTAAAGAATCCTCAGGCATTACAAGAAGTTGCAACTGGTGCAGGCAAAACTATTATGACCGCAACTTTGGCAAAAATTGTGGAAAAATATGGCCGGTCAATTGTGATAGTTCCAAACAAAGATTTGGTATTGCAAACTGAAGAAGATTTTATTAATGTGGGATTAGACGTTGGTGTGTATTTTGGTGATAGAAAAAATCTAGGAAAAACACATACTATTTGCACCTGGCAAAGTCTCAATATTTTAGACAAAAAATCACAAAATGACAGCGAGCTATTATCACTAGCTGAATTCTTAGACGGGGTTCAAACAGTCATTGTAGACGAAGTACATCAGGCAAAGGCAGAAGTATTAAAAAAATTATTAACACATAATCTAGCCAATGCACCTATACGTTGGGGACTTACAGGAACGGTTCCAAAACAGGATTTTGAGTATCAAAGTTTACGTGCTAGTCTAGGAGAAGTTGTTGGTCGTGTAACTGCTAAAGAACTACAAGACAAAGGCGTGTTATCTAATTGTCATGTTAATATTGTTCAAACAGCAGAATGGAAAGAGTTTGGCAGTTACCCCGAAGAATTAAAATACTTGGTAACTGATGAAACTAGACTAGACTATATAATTGGATTAATTACCGCAATTGCAGAAAACGGGAACGCTCTAGTGTTGGTTGACAGAATTGAAACAGGGCGTATAATAACAAGTATTATTGAAGATAGTGTTTTTATCTCAGGTGAAGTAAAATCTGCAAAACGCAAGGAAGAGTATGACGAAGTTAAAACTGCTACTAACAAGATTATTGTGGCGACTTACGGCGTGGCCGCTGTTGGTCTTAATATCCCAAGGATTTTTAATCTGGTTATGTTGGAGCCCGGAAAGAGCTTTACCCGCGTTATACAAAGCATTGGGCGAGGCGTTAGAAAAGCAGAAGATAAAGACTTCGTACAAATCTGGGATATCACGGCCTCTTCAAAATACGCAAAGAGACATCTAACAGAAAGAAAGAAATTCTATAAAGATGCCAAATATCCGTTTACAATAGAAAAGGTAAAATACCAATAATGCAGATTTTAACGCTCGATAATAAAACATTTTATCTTAATGATCTACCAGACGAAATCGAAGACGATGTAAGGTTTGCTGTACTTGACAACAGCGATAACCAGAATCCCGATTACTTCTATATACCTTTAATTTTCCTTGAAAGTTTTACAGGACCAGCAGTAGTGCTTAGGATCGGACCTCACGAACTTACAATGCCACTAGATTGGTGTACTATCGTTGGAGACCCAGAAGGACCAGATATGGAAATCCTTCCAATTACTAGTTTAAATGATAGAGGATTTAGAACATACTGTTTTAATCCATTAACTAGTTTTAGACCAGAATTCCACGATATTGATATCATTGATGTATACCAAGACGTTAAATGGTACTTTCCAAAAATGCGACCCGGACAGCTCTTGTGTACTCCGTTACATGGTGGCGACAATCCATTGTGTGCTTATTTTGTTAAAGAAGTTAGCCGGCAATGTGAGATAGTAGATTATACAAAGTGTTGGTGAGATATGGGAACGCTTACTCCGGGAGCAACACTCGTTTATGAACGAGTAGGGGATACAGTATATTCTCGAGAAGTTGGATCTATTGCAAGGACAGTTGTGGGATATAATTACACACGGGATCCACTGGATCATAGAAATTATATGAGTAATCCAAATGAATCCCAACTTTGGCACGATATTAACCGAGCGGCATTGGGCAATGAAGAATTGCAAAAAGCCTTAGAACGTGTTAAAATAATATATTATCTAAGCAAAAAAGATCAACCCGATCCACCGATGTGGCACCCAGTATAATATGGCACTAGACATTAAACGAGAACTTAAAGCGGTCGATCTTAAAGATTACGACTTCTATGATAAACTAACTCCGGAAGAACAGAAGGAGTTTAGTCCCTATGTATTAATGAGATTTGTATCAAATGTACAAGGTGATATTGATGTACAAGAACATTTCTTAGAAATGACTAATGAGCTATTGAATAAGAATCATTGGTTGTTAAGCAAAGATCATAAAGGCTTGCTATGGAAATTGTATGCGGCATGTGGTGTTGGCGTGCCAGCATTTCATCCATACCTTGCCGCTGGTAAAAAAGGCAAAGCAGACAAGATTGAAAAATTGTTATGTGAATTATATCCGGCACGTAAACTTGATGATATCAAAGTGTGGGCGGCCCTGATGACCAAACAAGATAAAACAGAACTATTTGATAAAATGGGATTTGATAAAAAGCAAAGAAAGGAATACGAATGAAGTTTAGAAAAAAACCTGTAGTAATTGACGCAGTACAATTTGTCTATCCAGACAGTATTGATCAGCTTGAGGAATTTTGTGGATCTGCCTTAGGCAATATTCGCAAAGAACATGATAGCAGTCCAGCCGAAGCAGAAATTGGTACACTGGAAGATGGTGTTCACTTAACTGTTAAACATATTGCCACAGACGGTGATTGGATTATTAAAGGTGTACAAGGTGAGTTTTATGCTTGTAAGCCGGATATTTTTGAAGCGACATACGAACTTGCAGAATGATAGCATTGGCCGACCAACCTTTTAATTGTGTACATTGCGGCAAGGCCTTCATGAAAGAGAAGACCTTATATGCTCACATGTGCGAAAATAAAAGAAGGGCAATGCAAAAAGATGAGAAGCGTGTGCAGGCAGGATACATGGCATTCAATAAATTCTTTAGGGTAAGACAGGGCGGTAAAAAAGATAAGACCTATGAAGATTTCTGTAAGAGTCCTTACTACAATGCCTTTGTTAAGTTTGGTAGTTTTATCAACAATGTATTGCCTTTGTATCCAGAAAAGTTTATGGACTTTGTGATCAAAAGTGATGTTAAAATAGATCATTGGTGCCGTGATGAACTATATGACTTGTATCTATTTGAGATGATCAAGTCGGAGCCTGTTGAAAGTGCTGTACAGCGTAGTTTACAAACTATGATGGAATGGGGTGATACAAGTGGCGCACAGTTCAACCATTACTTCAACTATGTTAATTTAAATAAAGCGGTACACGACATTAGGAACGGAAAAATAAGTCCGTGGGTATTGTTAAATTCTAAATCAGGAAAAGACATGTTAAACAAGTTTAATGATGACCAATTAGATTTAATTGCTCCTGCATTTGATTTGCCTTATTGGTTAAAAAAGTTTAAGTCGGTACCTGCTGATATACTACTTGTCAAAGAAATCTGTACAGAGGCAGGTATAGAATGACATGGTTAGTATAAAGATATTTTATAAGACACCAAATGAAATTATGGACATTGTTCGAGAAATAAGAGAGGACGGATTGATACAAGGTAAAGATTTTGACTTTGCATACAATCAAAGTAGGTGGGACGAGATGATTGGCGAAATACCAACTCATACAGTATTCACATTTTACACAGAAAAATATGCATCATTTGTAGCACTAAAATATGGACATTGATATCGACTTTGCAGATAGGAAAAAGATACTTGATATTATCAAGCATGTTCCTGCGACTATCGTGGACAAAGATGGAACTTCTAAAAAACACAATACCGGTGTATATTGTCATTCTATTCCGTACAATCCGTTAACTGGTACTGCAAGTATCGAATATAAAGAAGCAGAAGATCGCAAATATTTTAAAATTGATTTTTTAAATGTTGGAATTTATGAAGGTGTTAAAGATGAAGAGCACCTTGTTAGATTAATGGAGGCTGAGCCACTATGGGACTTACTAGAACAGGACGATTTTGTCAATTTGCTATTTCACGTCAACGGTCATGGACAGATTTTAAGGCAGACGAAACCGACTTCTGTACAACAACTGGCAGCGGTGTTGGCAATGATCCGACCCGCAAAACGTTACTTGATAGGGAAAGATTGGAATACAATAACCGCAGAGGTCTGGACAAAACCACAAGGCGATGAATATTTCTTTAAGAAGGCTCATGCAATGGCGTATGCAATGGCTGTTATTGTGCAGATGAATCTTATCTGCGAAGGTATTAGTTACGGATTTTCTTAGGATTTCTTACTAGCTGGATCGATCTACGCTTAATACGTTTTTCAGCAATATCACTTAGGTTGACTGTTGGGCCAAAAACTACTTCAACATCTTTACTGTTAAAAGTTTTAATATACTGTTTGTATACTATCATATCATTTTTTAAAAATATGTTGATTGGTATTTTTCGGTTGCTTTCCCACCACCAAGAATCACCTAGTCCTAAAAAGTGAGACTGATTAACAGTCTTAATAACAGCATAGTCGTAGATGCTGACCACTTGATTATCGAAGTTGATGATTATACCTAAGTATTCTGTCCCATTACACCTGATACAGGTCATAAACGGGTAGTTTTGCTGAAAGCTATCTTTTGTCGTCATTCTTTATAATAAATATCCATATGCAGAAATTACCAGTCTATTTATATACCAATTTGTTCGAAGTGATGTTAGATCTGGACAATAATATAGGAATACACCAAACCATGTATCAACGACCACTGACTATACAAAAGGGTGTCCGTAGCACCATACAACTACAATTTAAAAATTCAGATCAAAAGCGATTAAACATTAGCACTCAGACTTTTGTTATGAATGTTTTTGACCCTACAAACAATACCTTAATGTTATCTAAACAACTAGATATACTAGATACTGCATCTACAACTACTAACGCATTAAAAGGTATTGGACAAGTTACATTTACAGAAGTTGATACATTAGAAGCAGAACCTAAAAATTATAGATTTTCAGTTACTCGTTTNGAAAGTGATGGTAGCTATAGTCCTGCATACACTAATACATATTACGGAGTAGCTGGTACATTAGAAATTAGAAATGATGTATATCCCGCACTAAAGCCTAGTCAAGAAATAACTAACTTCCAGCGTAACTACAATGCAACGGCGCTGAAATGGGAATACTCAACGGGCAACTTGAGAGCTAATCCAGAATTTCAAGCGGGCACGGCACTCCATACGGTTGCGTTTTATATGACTGGATTCAAAGGCCGAGTATTAGTAGAAGGTACATTGGAAAACAGTCCCGGTACTTACTCGTATTTTGCTACCTTAGGTACCAAGACCTATTTTAATTATACTGGTGTTGGCTATGTTAATTTTAATGGATTGTTTAGCTATATTCGAGTGCGTTACATTCCGGATACAAATCCGACAACTGGCCAAAATGACGACACAACATATGCCGGAACGTTTGACAAAGTCCAATACAGAAGTTAAACTGTATGCATGAATCTGATTCAAGCAACGGTACAAAATCTATTACCACCTAAACGCAAATCTACTCCAAGCGGTTGGATCAGTTTCAATGCGCCTTGCTGTCACCATAATGGAGAAAAGCAAGATACTAGACAACGCGGCGGCATGTTGTTTAACAATGATGGATTCCAATTTCACTGTTTTAACTGTAACTTTAAAGCAGGATGGGTACCTGGAAAACTACTAAGTAAGAATACTAAAAACTTATTTTCATGGATGGGATTACCTGAGATTGAAATACAGAAACTCGGTCTTGAAGCATTAAAGAATAAAGAAGACATGCCTAAGGTTGAGAAGCCTTTAGACTTTAATCTGCATCAAATAGACTTACCCGAAGCAACGTTACCAGTCATGGAGTGGATCAATACTGCATACTTGCCAGACATAGCAGAGGACCTTGGAAAAATAGTAGAATATGTGCTAGGCCGAGGTATGGAACTAGATTGGTACAACTGGATGTGGTCGCCTACGGCAGGATATTCGGATCGAGTTATTATACCATTTTATCAAGACGGTATGATAGTTGGTTATACAGGACGTAAAATAACTGAAGGTAAACCAAAGTATCTAACAGATGCACAGCCTGGCTATGTGTTTAATATAGACGCACAAACTACCAATAGAAAATATGTTATAGTAGTTGAAGGACAGTTTGATGCTATCGCTGTAGATGGATGTGCTGTAATGCATAATAGTCCTAACAATACACAAATTATGCGCCTTAACGCATTAAGCAGAGAAGTTATTGTTGTGCCAGATCGAGACAGGGCCGGAGCAGTTATGCTCAAAGCCGCCTTAGAAAATAAGTGGAGTGTGAGTTTACCTCCTTGGGGCGACGAAGTTAAAGACGTAGCAGACGCAGTAAAGAAATATGGTAGATTGTATACACTATCCGCGATCTTGCACTACCGAGAAACAAACGAGATAAAAATACAGTTACTAAAGAAAAAACTGGAAGCAATACATGAATAAACAAGAACAAAAAGATAAACCCAATTACAACTACGATATACAAAAACTTTACTTAGAAATGTTTCTAAGTGATGCAGAAACTTTTGCTCGTTGTCAGAATATTTTTGATCCTGAGAACTTTGATCAGAAGTTAAAAGAAACCGCAGAGTTTATTACCAAATATGTAGACGATTATAAAGTAATACCAGATGCGGCTATTGTTAACGCAAGTTGCGGTAAAGAACTACAATCTGTTAACTTACCCAAAGAAAACTATGAATGGCTAATGGACGAGTTTGAAAACTTTAGTCGTCATAAAGCTCTGGAACGTGCAATTTTACAAAGTGCAGATCTGTTAGAAAAGGGAGAATACAATCCGGTTGAAAAGCTGATCAAAGATGCTATCCAGATTAGTTTAAACAAGGATATGGGCACTGATTACTTTGAAGATCCTAGAGGTCGTCTTACAAAACTAAAAGATGGTAATGGACAGATTTCAACAGGATGGCCTAGCATTGATAGAAAACTTTATGGCGGTTTCAATCGAGGAGAGCTTAATATTTTTTGTGCTGGCTCCGGGGGCGGCAAGAGTTTGTTTCTAGCTAATTTGGGTGTGAACTGGGCACTAGCAGGAATGAATGTATTGTACCTTACATTTGAATTAGCAGAAGGTCTAGTGGGCATGAGAATTGACTCTATGATGACTGGTATTACTACTCGAGAGATATTTAAGAACATTGACGATGTTGAACTCAAAGTTAAAATGATGGGAAGAAACGCAGGAAGCATACAAATCAAGTATATGCCCAGCGGTAAAAATTGTAACGATATTCGAGCCTATTTGAAGGAATATCAGGTCAAAAAAGGCGTCAAACCAGACGTAATTTTAATAGATTACCTCGATTTGATGATGCCTTTGTCTGTGAAGGTGTCGCCCAGCGATCTGTTCGTAAAAGACAAGTATGTGTCAGAAGAGATTCGAAATCTGGCAATGGAAACACAATGTATCACAGTAACAGCGAGTCAGCTGAATCGTAGTGCTGTTGAAGAAATTGAGTTTGATCACAGTCATATTAGTGGCGGATTGAGTAAGATTATGACAGCAGATAATGTAATTGGTATCTTTACCAGCAGGGCAATGAAAGAACGTGGCCGCTATCAGATCCAGTTTATGAAAACACGTAGTAGTGCAGGTGTTGGACAAAAGGTTGAACTAGATTTTAATGTAGATACCCTGCGTATAACTGATACCGGTGATGAGTACGATGATCGTAGTATGAATCAGGGTGGGGGCAAAGCTGGTGGTCCTAGTAGTATTGTAGCTGGACTAAAACGTACCAGTGCTGTGACTACAACCACTGATCCAGAAACTGGAGAAATATTAGAAGTTGATCCTAGACAGGGTGCTAATATACCCAAGGTTAAAGCAGATCTAGGCGGCGCAAAAATACGTGCTATGTTGGCTAATTTGAATAGCGAACGAGATTAAAAACTAGATAGTATTTTCTTTGACAGTGGCCAACCGCAGGGCCCGGAGGATGCAGATGTACATCCATCCTATATCGAATTCAAACCAGCGACGACTGAGACGAGGATTTGCGGGTTCAAGATGATGATTATTGTGCAGACATTCACCGCCAATAATAATACCCCAAGGCATAATATTTTTACTTTTATCTTTAGTTTCGCCATTTCTGTATCCTATCCAGTGTCCTAGACCGTTTATGACCCCAGCGGCCCAGAACGGAATCCATATCATTTGTATGCCCCAGATTAATATTCCCCACCAGCCAAACACTAGAGTGTTGAGCACAAAGAGAATGCCAATGCCAAGTCTAGAGTGAGGCTGGTATATGTGAAGCTCCATCCAATCAGCAGGAGTACCACGACCGTATGTATCAACCATAACTTTATCTTTTGATGCCGCATGATATAATACTGCTCCTTTAAATAATACTTGCCAGATACCGTACACATGAGGTGTGTGCGGGTCTCCGTCGACATCACTGTATCTGTGATGCTTGCGGTGTACAGCAACCCATTGCTTGGTTACCATACCTGTAGTAAGCCACAACCAGAAACGCATAAAGTGTTCTATTATGGGATGAAACTCTACTGATTTGTGTGCTTGCCCGCGATGTAAAAACAATGTTACACACGCAATAGTGATGTGTGTTGCAATTAAAATGTATAGTAATTCGAGCATATAATTATAATGGAAAATCCCTCATTAAAACAGTTCTTTAACTTCTTGGTCAACGGCTAGCGCCAATGCGTGTTGCCATTGATCGTCGGTGTCAAACTGAAATATTGTATCTATATCTGCAGGTATGCTTAACCATTGATGTAGAGCAGTCCAAGGTTCTTTGCCACGCATTTCTCCATCTAACTGGCCGGCACCCCAGACACTTAGTCCGGAAAATATCCTGTACTGTGCAGGACCTTCTAAAGCTACAATAGCACTGATAACGCTGATATCTGTAGTAACGGATACTCCCTCACATATAGATTGTGTGCTGGCGCTGGACCACTCAGCAGAATGTATTACACATACCCGCCCACGTTCCACTGGACCACCCATATGTACTGGAGCATTTACTCCGTAGGGATTATCCATATCCACATGTTCAATAATGTCGGCCATGTTGCATTGTTCCGGGTCTATAGGTTTATTCAACATGATTCCCCAAGCACCGTTAGTTGAGTGTTTGACAACGAGTACTACACCCTGTGAAAACATTTTACTGCGGCAGCGAGGTTGTGATATTAATAATCTACCTTGATAATTATCCATTAGCATGTGAATATTTACCGCATAAATATTCAATATGACCAAGAATGATTTCATCACTATAGAACTGCATAGCCAGCTAAATCCACAGCTTTGGCGAGATGATCAACTAGATTCTCGAGTGCAGGTTGCCCTATTACGTATAGCTCGCGAGTTTTATGAATTTCTAGATTTTGATGCACCATTAGAAGATATACAAATTACCGGCAGTCAGGCCAATTATACCTACAGTAAATATTCGGACATAGATCTACACCTTATAGTCAACTATAAAAACGTTACCTGTGATCAACCTGTAGAAGCCATGTTTGATGCCAAACGTAAATTATGGAAAGAACGCCATGATATTACCATTCATGGTATACCAGTAGAAGTCTACGTAGAAGATACCAATAGACCTGTGACGGGCAGTAGCTACAGTTTATTAAACGATCAATGGAAGACACGCCCAAAAAAGATTCGAGCACACTGGGATGATAACGAAATCAGTAGAGAAACCCTGAGTTGGTTAGAGAAAATCAAAGACGCATTGGCCAGTCGAGATCTAGAGCGTATTGAACAAACTCGAGATGAACTGAGCCAATACCGCAAGGCCGGTCTAAAAGATCAGGGCGAGTTTGGATCACATAATTTGGCTTATAAAAATCTACGTAATTTGGGAGTACTCAGTCTACTGATGCGGGCCCTTACCCGTATAGAAGATCAAGGTCTGAGCATCTAATCTAACACCCCGGCAGGTCCAGGCTGTATAATTATACACATGAGACTTAGCATCAGCTGTATAGATACCTTAAACTACGATAAAACCCTACGTGCCCTAAAGGCCACCCTGGCAGTTACACCCGCAAGCCGTGTATACTGGCTAGCAGATCGACCCTGTCCGGAAACATTGAATGTGCCCGTAGAGTGGATACGCATCAAACGCTTTGACCCAGCCAAGCATATATACAATCACTGGTACAGTCATGCTTGCCTGCGTGTCATGCCCGCTGTGGTTAATACTGACTACAACCTAATCATACATCATGATGGGTTTGGAGTTAATCGAGACGCATGGACTGATGAGTTTTACAACTATGATTATATTGGCGCACCCTGGTTATGGTGGCCTGATGGTGAAAACGTGGGCAATGGTGGATTCACCTTACGTAGCCGCAGGCTCTACGATGCCCTGCTAGATTGGGAGCCCAGTTACCTAACAATCGATTGGCTTGATCTAGATCCACGTTACTATTATACAGATCGCACGGGTCATACCACCCTATGTGAAGACAACCTACTGGCAGGCCCATATCGTAAGATACTGGAACCTGAATACGGTATCAAGTATGCACCCATTGACCTAGCACACCGATTTGCCATTGAGGGCAGTGAAAGCTACTCTAATCCTTGGTTTAAAAAGAGCCTTGGTTTCCACGGTAAGGAAACCGCACAACATTATGGAATAACCCTATGACCACAAACAATACAATATACCTAGACATGGACGGAGTAGTAGCCGACTGG